GATGTGTATAAGAGACAGGGCGGAGCCGATGGGACGATTCACCGCATAATGCAGGACGAATGTGTTCTGTTGGTTGGTGCGGTCATAGGCTTGCCATGGTTCTGCTGATATGTCTTTGGGAATATAAAGATGTTCCTGGCGAACATCGTTCAGCGCGACGGAGATCTCTTTTATTTGTTCGGATGGTAACGGTCTGACATAGATCATCCCGTCCATCATGTTTACTGACATGATGAAGAATAGATTGCCGGCGCGTGTGAGCTCGTCACACCACGCCGGGATCTGCTCGTTGAAATTATTGAGCGGATGGTTCCACCAATCCGTCAGATATTTGTTTGTCGCCTTGTGGCTGCTGCGGATGCCAAGTCCCTCGCCTATGATGAAGTCGGTGTAGAGCTGCACGATGCGGCGCGCCAGCGGGTTGACCCTCCACGCGCGCAGGCATTCGGAGAGGATGGTATCGCGGTCATAGTCATAGCGTGAGCGATACAGGTCAGTCATGGACTGACCAGGATAAAAGGTGTTGTCGGTCTCAGCCGAGACTAACATTTCAAGCTGCTGAATGCGGGACTGTAATTCTTTTTTTGTGGTCATTAGAAATTCCTATCCATTTCTGACAGCGGGTCGGTTCCATGGATGACGCCGGTCTCGATGTGCGGAATCCATTCGAGGTTATCGAGCTCGGCGGTGAGCGCGTCCGCGAGGATATAGTCGTCGTGCAGCAGTTCCCCACCAGGTCCGCGCCGCCCGTCTGGTACTCCCCATCTCATTGTGTGCTGGGGACCTGGCAGTATCTCGGATTGGCAATGTCGATATTGGATTATCACGTCGTCGATCATGCTGCAGTCGCGCAAGCGTCCGGTCTCGATGATGCCGAGGAAGGCGTAGCCGATCTCGCTCTTTTTCTGCTGGCTGAATTTGACGGGGATTACCCGGTCTGGTAATGCATTGTCGAGCAGGGTCCAAAGTCCCTCGCCTACACCGGTCGCGTCGATAACCACATACTGAGGGTGATAGCGTGAAGCGTATGTAGTGAGCTGTCCGAATATTTTCAGGTGGTTGATTCCCTGCCATGTCGCACGGTGAACGATGCGGTAAATGGGAGCCTGGAGGGTCTGCAGCTGGGAGAGGTCCACATCAACGATTGAGAGCGTGGTGCTGTCGCGTCCTGGGTTCCCCATCCCGTCAAGATTGAGTAGAGCCTCGTCCATGCCGGCGACGTCAATACAGAATGCATAGACGTGACCTGGGATTGGATTATCCTGCGCGGGTTGGTCTCCCTGCATGAGCGCAAGCCGGCCAGCGTTGAACATGCCGGATTGTGCGTCGATCTCTTCGCAGAAGTATTGGGTTTTGACCAGGGGGTGTTGTCTGCCTTTCTCTGAGATTACCCGGTCAACGTGCTCGCCGTATGGGGGGACCAGTTTACGGATATCGTCCGCGTCGTAGATAAACAAACGTTTGATACCGTCTGCTCGCTGCTGCTGCTCGGCTATGATTCGCTGCTGATGCAGCAGGGTATTGGTCGTCCAGACGGTCCCCCAAAATCCCCGCGTGGCGTTGGTGCTGGCGGTCATGGGGTCAAAGTCTTTGCTGAATTTCACCGGGTCAACGTCTTGCGCCTCGTCGATGGATAGCAGCAGGTCCGCGGTCGCTCCGACGACGTTGGCGGATGGGTCGGCTGAGAAAAATTGAAGGCGGGAGGAAAAGTAACGATAGATAAACCCGGATGATGGTCGCCATTTCCCGCGGGTGAGAATATTTTTTTCGAGGGATGTGCGAACCCTGTCCATGGAATTTACCGTCTGCGGTTTGAACGTGGGTGATACTGATACGATGCGCCCGCCGGCATCCTTATACCTGAACATGAGCCATGAAAATATATGAGATTGGAGCTCGTTTTTCCCTGACTGGCGGGGGAGGATTACGACAAAGGTCAAGCCGCGGTTGTGAATGATTGAGTCTTTGATCGCCTGGGAGATCTCGACCTGGTACGGGCGCAGTGTCACGCCGGCGGTGGCAGCCCAATTAGCGGGGTCGCGCCGTGCGGTGTAGCGGACCTGGTTGGTCATCGCGCGCAGGTGGTTAATCTTCGCTCGGGTCAAGGGTTTTAAGCTCCGCGAGAATGTCCTCGAGTGGCGTATATTTTCCGCTGACGATCGCCAGGGTGCGCTCACAGTTATTAGCCGCGTCCATGGCATTTTTGAGAGCCGCGATGAGTTTCGCAACGTCTGCAACATCGGTACAGTTTGTGTGGTAATCCCATACCCAGCGGATTGCTGTGTCTGCGATATTGCGGCGCTCCTCGATGGTGAGCGCCTGGGATGGCGAGATGGGAGGGGCTTTGCTATATAAGCCGTGTGTTCGTGCATTTCGATTCCCTGCCGGCGCTCCGCGTCGTTTTTTTTTGGCAGCTGCCGGCATGTTAAAAACCTACCGCTGAACGGATAAGAACAAAAACGCTGACTGCTCCCCCTCCGATGGACAGTGCCATCAAAAAGTTAAACTTAGTTGCAACTTCCTCCACGGACCTGATTCGTTTCTCATGGTCGCCAGCCTGTTTTTCGAGCGCGTCAAGACGCATATCTGTGAGTTGGGCATGCAGGAGATTCCGCTCGGCGCGTGTGGCGTCAAGCTGGGTTTGAAGTTCGTGAATGGTTGCGGATGTTGATTGGTCCATTTTTGGGGTAGTCCCGCCTCCCTTTAAACAAGATGGCCGTCTCGCGTGGGAGGCGGGACGGCCTCCTGAAGGATAGAACAATTATTCGGAATTGTCAAGACAAATTACTACCAAACAATTTTGGTTGTTGGGTTTGTGCGGATTTATGTTTCAACTGCAGCAGCTGGAGGGTCTGGTCGATCTTCCGTTCCCAATATTTTGCATCGCGGAGAGCCTGGGGAGAACGGTTCGCGAAGTAGTCCCGCTGCGTCTCACGCATTTTGAGCAGGTCGGTAAGAAGGGCGGTAACGACCTCGACCTCGATGAGCGCCGATGCGAGTCCGCATGAACATTTACGCGTCTCGCCGGCATCAAACAGGTGTACGGTACACGTTGGGGAATGGTGTTTAAGAAAATGTTCGAGTTCTGGTAATGTGATCATTTGCAGGGTCCTTGTCGTAGATAAGTCGCGCTGGCGTAGCCGGCGGTGCGGGTATAGGAGATCTTCCACCAGGTATCATCTGAATTGAGTAGATTCACGTGTCCACCCTGGGGGATGATAGCGATCGCCTCGGCGCTCTCGTTTGGAGCAGCTCGGATATATAGATCGGTGATTGCCTCGGCGCATGCTGGGACCTGCTCCCTGCTGAGTGTCATTTCGGTTCCGATTTTTGCAGGGATGCAGGATGTTAACAGTATCAATGTAAACAGATGGATAATCTTAGTCGTACGTAGTAGAGACTGTGGACGGTGTGGACATTGGAATATTTGCATATAGATCTCTCTTGATTTCGCTCCCGCACTGTCCACGTTCAGCATGTGGACAGTGCGGGGCATTGGGGGTTGAAATGTGGACGGTGGTCACACCTCGACTGGTTGAGGGGTTGAAGTGTGGACAACAGCGCCGTTGTCCACACTCTGTGTGGACAGAGCTCCTCGGCGGAGCTCATAGATTAGGATTTTGGCTGCAGCCCAAAACGGTCCGCGTGATTCGGTGACTAGGGGGTGGGAAACCTCGTCGAGCGCGGCAACGATTACAGCAGCCGGCAGCAGGTGGCGGTCCTCCGCGAACTCTTTGTAGAAGTCGAAATTACCGGATGCCCATGCTTTTGCCAGCAGGATACGCTCCTCTGCTTTTGTCTGCTGGAATACGTCGGCTGTCGCCTCGTCCATCCAAGCAGTGTCCTTACCCTGGTAAATGCGATCTTTGCGCGGCATCAGTTGCGGACCTCCTCGACGCTTTGAGTGCATGACACAAACTCGAAGCTGCGATCGTAGAACGGAAGGTTCGCGTCTCGCTTGGCACGATTAATCGCCTCACGTATTGCCTGGCTTGGACTGGCTGCTGATACCTGATATGTGAGCGGGACATTAACTCGCTTGTCGATCAGTAGGACATCCCACGCAATCAGTTCGATTAATTTTGGCTTTGGCATAGTTCCTCGGTTGTTACAGTGATTCGAGTGTAACGACGCTCCCGGTAGGCTGCCTGCCGGCATGCGGACGTGCAATATATCCGCCTGCCGGCTCTGCCTGGCGTCATTACGCGGTGACAATGTTTACATTTGCTCGTCGCTGCGAAAGGAGGACCCTCCCGCATCGGATTGGTATTGGCGTGGGAGGAATGGCAATTCGGCGGGGATGTGAAGCAGGTCCCGCCCGGTGCCCTCGCGGTATGCCTCCTGCAGCAGGGGTGCATCCTCGCCCATGGATTCAATCTCCGCATTGATGGATTTGACTGCTGCAACATCGGCTTTTGCGGCCTCGATATTGCGGCGCTGCTGCTCCCGGTACGCCTGATTTGCAACATACCGCATCTGTGCCCGGTGGGTATCGTCGATGTAGTAATAAATGCCGTAAATCATTCCGTGCGCGCCGGCAATTATCACCATGCCGATGATCATCCATAGCTCCAGAGTCTGTACGCTGACAAGGGACGCGAGGTTGAGAACATTAACCGCGCCGGCGAGCATCCCGAT